ATTTGATTTAGAAAAAGTACATAAAGTACTTGAGTGGGCAGTTGAAGATATTACTGGTGTCAGTATGTCAGAGATAGAACTTCGTGCCAACATACAACTATATGATAAGATCCCAGCTTATGATATCCATGAGCTTCTTATCAAAAGTGCAGCTGAGTTGATATCAGATCAAACACCAAATTACCAATTTGTAGCAGCAAGATTAGTCTCTTATAAGATTCGTAAAGAAGCCTTTGGGGATTATAAACCTTGGTCGCTAAAACAAATTATAGAAAAGAATATCGAGCGTGGGGTATACGACGCAGAGATATTAAAAAAATATTCAGAACAAGAACTTGAAGATCTAAATAACTATATTAAGCATGATAGGGATGATACCTTTACATATGCTGGTATGGAACAATTTAGGGGTAAGTACTTAGTTCAGGATAGAAGAACGAAAGAGCTATACGAATCTCCACAAATATTGTACATGATGATTGCGGCAACTCTTTTCTCAGATTACGATGAAGGAAGAATAAAATATGTTAAAGATTATTATGATGCGATTTCGCAATTTTATATCTCACTGCCGACTCCGGTTATGGCAGGAGTACGAACGCCTACGCGCCAATTTTCATCTTGTGTACTCATTGAATCCGGAGATTCTTTGGATTCCATTAATGCTACTAGTACTTCTATTGTACGGTATATAAGCAAGAAGGCTGGTATAGGTATCGGTGCAGGCTCCATACGAGCCGCTGGTGCACGTGTTGGAGATGGGTCAATAGTTCATACAGGCCTAATTCCTTTCTTAAAGTACTTTCAAGCAGCAGTTAAATCGTGCTCGCAAGGGGGCGTACGCGGGGGCGCAGCGACCGTGTATTTGCCAGTCTGGCATTATGAGTTTGAGGATTTAGTTGTATTAAAGAACAATAAAGGTACAGACGAAACTCGTGTTAGACATATGGATTATGCATTTCAAATAAACAAATTAATGTATGAAAGATTATTATCTGGTGGTAATATTACTTTCTTTGATCCAAACGATGTACCAGGATTATATGAATCTTTTTATAATGACCAAGATAAATTCCAAGAACTATATGAGAAGTATGAGCGTGCTTATAGTATTAGAAAGAAAACATTACCTGCATTAGAAGTATTTCAACAGCTATTACAGGAAAGAAAAGATACCGGTAGAATCTATATTATGAATGTCGATCACGCAAACGATCACGGTTCATTTAATGCCAAAGAAGCTCCTATCCATATGAGTAATCTTTGTTGTGAAATCGATCTACCAACAACACCATTAGAACATCCAAATGATCCGAATGGGGAAATATCTCTTTGTACTCTATCTGCAATTAACTGGGGATTAATTAATCATCCAAGTGAATTTAAAAAGTATTGTAATTTAGCAGTTCGTGGATTAGATGAATTATTAGATTATCAGGATTATCCAATACAAGCTGCAGAAAAAGGTACAATGGGAAGACGACCTCTTGGTGTAGGTATTATCAACTTAGCTTATTTCTTAGCAAAGCGTGGTTTAAAATATGATGAATCAGCATTTGAGATTATAGATGAATATGCAGAAGCATGGAGTTATCATTTAATTAAAACCTCAGCTAAATTAGCAAGAAAAAAAGGTGCATGTTTATTAAATAATCAAACAAAATATGCGTCTGGAGACTTGCCAATTGATACATATAAGAGAGCGATAGATAATCTTATAGAGCATAAAGAACGTATGCCGTGGAACGAGCTCAGAACTGAACTCAAAGAAAGCGGGATCCGAAACTCAACTCTCATGGCATTAATGCCTGCGGAAACAAGCGCTCAAATTAGTAATAGCACGAATGGAATTGAACCTCCGCGTGCTTTAGTTAGTTATAAACAATCCAAAGATGGAGTGATGGCTCAAGTAGTACCTGGTTATCATCATCTTAAAAATAAATACGATTTGCTCTGGGATCAGAAAAGTCCAGACGGTTATCTAAAGATCTGTGCTATATTACAAAAATATATAGATCAAGGAATATCTGTCAACACATCCTATAACCCAGAACACTTTGAAGATAATAAAGTTCCTATGTCTGAAATGATTAAAGACTTAGTCACTGCATATAAATTTGGTATTAAACAACTTTATTATTTTAACACCCATGATGGATCTGGGGAAATGAAAGTAGAATATCATCCAAGAGACGAATTACCTTCTGCAGTAGATGACGCTGCTAATATTATGTCTGAATATGAGGATGATGACTGCGACAGCTGTAAAATCTAAACATAAATACACAAAGGAAAATAAATGCCGATATTGAAGAAGAATAAAAAGTCCCATTTAGAAAAGATGATGTTTCTAGATGAAGGAGTGGATATACAAAGATTTGACGTACTCAAATACCCAGCTTTAGATAAAATGACAGATAAACAATTAAGCTTTTTTTGGAGACCGGAAGAAGTAGATGTATCAAAAGACAAAAAGGATTTCGACAATTTAACAGAACATGAAAGACATATTTTTACTAGTAATCTCAAGAGGCAAATACTATTGGACTCGGTTCAAGGCAGAGCTCCCAATCTGGCGTTCTTACCTATCGCAAGTTTGCCAGAAGTTGAGAACTGGATCGAAACTTGGAGTTTCAGCGAAACTATTCATAGTCGATCTTATACTCATATCATTAGGAATATCTATCCTAACCCTTCTATTGTATTTGATGGTATGCTAGACGTACAGGAAATATTAGAATGCGGAAATGAAATTGGAAAATATTATGATACTCTTATAGATTATAATAATTCACAAAATGATAATCAACAACACGATCCTTATTATCATAAAAAAATATTGTATATGTGTATGCTTTCAGCTAATGCATTAGAAGGTATAAGATTCTATGTTTCCTTCGCGTGCTCGTGGGCGTTCGCGGAACTAAAAAAGATGGAAGGTAATGCTAAGATTATTAAGTTTATTGCTAGAGATGAAAACGTTCATCTTGCTGGTACTACAACTATTATTAAGAATATGTTAAAAGAAGATCCAGACTTTGTTAAGATAGCAAAAGAATCTGAAAAGGAATCTATAGATTTATTTACAAAGGTAATTGAACAAGAAAAAGAATGGGCAAGGTATCTATTTAAAGATGGTTCAATGATTGGATTAAATGAACAAATTCTATGTCAATATATAGAATGGATAGGTACAAAAAGAATGCGTGCAATTGGTTTAAATTCACCATACAGTGTATCTAAAATGAATCCACTACCATGGACAGAAAAATGGATTGGTGGTGGTAATGTACAGGTCGCACCACAGGAAACAGAAATTACTTCTTATGTGGTCGGCGGTGTTAAACAAGACGTTGATGAAAACACACTATCGGGGTTATCACTATAATGGAAATACCACCAGTAAATACTTCATATGCTATAACATATGATCCCATGAAGGGAAAGGTAATGGACTACAAACAAATAACTGTAACGGTTAATGGTAATCAACAAACTCAAACCGTATATACATATGACAAGTTTGGGCATCTTATCGAGACAGTTGTTCGTAATCATGAAATAGGATCTGTATGAATATAGAAAAAATAACAGATATACATCCAATGAGACAAGTTTTTTGGGCTTCGATTATCCAAGTAAGTGTTCTTGGATTTATGGGATTAGCAATGTTTTTAATAGGAGTATCATTTAAATGAATATAGAAATTTATAGTAAACCACAATGTCCTTATTGTGACATGGCAGAAAGAATTGCACAACAATTCGTACAGGAATCACATCACAAATATGCAAAGTTTATGTTAGATGTAGATTTTAACCGAGAAGAAATGTTAGAGAAATTCCCAGGAGCAAGAACCTTTCCACAAATTATCGTCGATGATGAAAAGATAGGTGGATATACGGAATTTAAGGCTTTAATAGAAAATGCCTGAATATACATTTGATTGCGGATATTGCTTTAAAATATCAGACATAAAAACATCAGATGAAGAGGAAACACCTAAATACTGTCCTTTCTGTGGTGAAATGGCCGAAGAGGTTATAGAAGATGAGCTTGATTTCGATGCATAAATACTATTATGGATTGGATATATCAAGGCATAAAATACGAGCCACCCGAAAACTTTAGTACAGACGATTATTATGGATTTGTTTATATGATAACAAATCGTGCAACTAATCGAAAGTATATAGGTAAAAAATTCTTTTGGAGTAAAAAAACTTTACCACCTTTAAAAGGTAAAAAAAGAAAAAGAAGATCTATAATAGAATCTAATTGGAGAGAATACTATGGATCGAATAAGCATCTCGTAGAAGAACTAGAAACATCAGGCGATATATTCTATAGAGAAATACTACATTTATGTAAAACAAAAGGAGAGTGTGCTTACATGGAGGCAAAAGAACAATTTGCCCGTGATGTATTATTATCCGATGATTACTATAATGGTATAGTTAATTGTCGAATAGGTAGCAACGCTGTTAAGAATCTAAAAATATGCGAGTAAACGTACTGGCAAACGGCCCATCAAAAAAAACCTTTAAAGAAACCAACCCAGAAGGAGAACTACTTTTATGCAACATTCCCGCTTACGATATATCCCCAAACAAAGTACATGGTCTTTGTATGACCGATGGAAGATTTCTAAAGTTCCTATGTACTGGTGTTTTGGATTACGGCAACGGCGGTGACTTCTATCAAGAAGAAAAAGAACCACCAAACCTAGATCAATATACCTGGATATTAGGACAAAGAGCTACTAAGTATGCTAGGAAACATCCAGAACAATTAAAACAATTTTCTAATAAAAGAATTTTTATGCATCGAATATCCTCCAGTACAGGATTGTTAGCTATGAAATATGCACATGATGTTATATTAAAAAATTATCAGGATGTGGGCGAAATACATGTGTATGGTATGGATGCTATGTTTCAGAATAATGTATCTAGTTCTACCCATAAAATAGTAGGGAGATCAAACCAAGAACACGGAGTTGAGTTAACCCTAGAAGGATGGAGAAATAGTATGTATAAGTGGTTAACAGAAAGACACCAGGAATCTAAGGTAAAATTCTTTTTCTATACAGATAAAGATAAAATGATATTACCAAAAGATGACTTTAGACAACCTAGAAACATACAAATTAGGGGTTTACAAACAGCTTAATTTGTGGTATAATACACCTTATGAATAAAAAATACAAAGATAATGTTATTCCTTTCCCGGATAAAACAAAAGCTATCGAAAAAGCTTTAAAAGATTCTAGAGAAGCAGTAGAATTTATGACCCAAGAATCGGTCGATACTGCAGTATACATGCTCGAGTTAATTGAAGATTCATTAGAAATTAATAAAGATTCCTTATTCCATAATATGGACTTTAGAGATTCAAACACTCGAGAGGCTAGAGACATGCATGCAATAGTAAATTTACTAAATGCTATGTTCATGAGATTCTTAGGAATTCCCCACGATTTACAACACCAACTAGATACGGCATTCGTAAAAGCTAAAGCTATGAATGAAGAGTCGGATTTTGATGATGAGGAATATGAAATAGAATTTATACCAGACTTTGATCTGGATGGAGATGATAATGATAATAGTTGATTACAGCCAAATTGCTTTGGCAAGTATTATTGTACAAAGGATAGACGATCCCGATCTAATTAGACACATATGTCTAAATACTCTTAGAATGTATAATAAGAAATATAGGGGTGAATACGGGCAAATGGTATTAGCGTGTGATGGTTTTAACTCTTGGAGAAAACAATTCTTTCCAGAGTATAAAGGTAATCGTAAAAAGAATAGGTCAGCATCAGAGTTAGATTGGAATCTTATCTTTACAACACTAAATGATTTAAGAGAAGATATTAAGAATAATTTCCCGTGGAAGGTATTACATTTAGATGAATGTGAAGCGGATGATATTATTGCAACACTAACTATGCAAACACAAGAGTTTGGGTTACACGAACCAGTTATGATTATATCATCGGATAAGGATTTTATCCAACTACAAAAATATAATAATGTAAAACAATTTTCTCTTGCTACTAAAAAATTAGTAGTAGATCCTAACCCTAGATTATATAAATGGAATCACGTATGTCGTGGTGATGCTGGTGATGGTGTTCCGAATGTGTTATCCCCAGACGATACATTTATTACTGAACAACATCAGAATCAATTACGTCAAGCTCGTATCGATGAGTGGGCAGAAAATATAGATAATCTAAGAGAAATAATGGGTGATGAAATATATAGGAACTTTCAAAGAAATCAAACATTAATTGACTTTGATTATATACCGGAAGAGATCCAAAAAACTATTATAAATACTTTTAATGAGACAAAACCAGCGCCAAATATGAAGGTTTTGAATTACTTAGTTAAGAACAGATTAAAGAATCTGATTGAATGTACGGAGGAATTTTACACACATGGCTAAATTATTAATACCAGAAGTTTTTGAACAATTCGAAAAACTAACAAAGAAAGAAGATAAGGTTAATCTACTAAAAGAGAATAATCATCCCGCTTTAAGGGATATATTAAGAGTAGCTTTCGATGCTGATATCGTATCAGTATTACCGAAGGGTGCACCCCCATACGAAAAAGATGATGCTCCAAAAGGATATTCATCATCATCACTATTCAGAACACATAAACAATTTAAATACTTTTTTAAAGGATCAATTGCAAATGCAGCAAAGCCAATACGTAGAGAAGGTATATTTTTAAATGTACTAGAGTCTATTCATCCAACAGAGGCAGAGCTTTTAGTTGCAGCTAAAGATAAAAATTTAAAAGTAAAAGGACTGACAAAGGCTTTAATAGATGAAGCCTTTCCGGGGCTTATCGTAAAGGCGGTAAGAAAGACAACAACAAAGAAAGAAGAGGAATAGCCTATGCAATAATCCTTCGTTATGTAATTTTAATTAATCACAACATGGAGATTGCTTATGATTACAGATTTGGAACGTCTGAAACGAGATTTCAGAGAAACAATTCATTATAAAAGACGATTGAAGTCGAAGGGAAAAGACATTTTAGCTTACAAAAATGAAAAGAAAGCTTTAGGTCTTAAACAACA